TAATAATTATAAAAAAATGAAAATACATGATAATATGGAGGCATTGGATAAAAATAGAACTCATGGTAATTTCACTAAAAATGATTATGAAGTCTTTACATATGAAATTATAAATTATTTTGATAAAAATTTAAACAATATATTCAAAAAACAAAGAGATTTAAAAATAGGGTATGCAATAATTGATTTGATGAAACATAGGGATGATATTGAAAATTTTAACAAAAAGGCATTGTATATTTTAATAAGGGAAATGACAGATGTTGAAACTGCACATATTACATCTGTTGTTAATGTTCTAAAAAAACATTATAAAAAATTAATTAATAAATATTATACCGATGGAACTTTAATTGTTGAAAAATCAGGTTCTTTTTTCTAAAATATTTATTAAATTAAAAAAAAAATAACCCATCTTAATCGATGGGTTTTTTTATTTTATTCAATTTCCTACAATTTTTATATTTATATATGAATAAATAGATCTTTTAGGAGATATGATGTCAGACAAAAATGAAATATTTGAAGGAAAAACTTTCCAAGATTTAACAAAAGATATTTACGAAAACACAACAAAACGTAAAGTACAAATAGATTTGTTAATATCTGAAATTCATGGATTCATAACCACAATTGATGATGTGGTTATGGTTGCTCCAATAATAAAAGAATATATGGATACTGCTGTTCGTAATGATGAACACTTGGTAAAACTAGCAGGTGTATTACAAAGAATTATTTCCAAATCACAAGGTGACTCCGATGAATCAATGTTATTAAGTGATGAAGAAAAAGCAGAGTTAATGAATACACTTCAAGATACAGTTGATGATTTACAAAAAGAAAGTCAAAAACTTGAAACAATAAAAGATAAAACAATTAACATTCCGGAGAGTTAAGTGGCGTCTGTATTTATAACACAACCTGATAGAACCATAAAGGGATTTGCTGGTGCTGAGTATCCTGTACCCTTTTATTTACAATTTGTCGCTGGTTATTGTGTGGAAGTGGTTCATTCTGAAGAGAGTTTAAGATATACAGGTCCAAATAGTATTAATTCAATTATAGCTTTACCACATTACACAGATAAGGTATATAAAACAAGAGCTAGTGCTGGTGAAGAATATAGATATTTTCCATTGTTTAGAACAATGAATGATTTACCATCAAAAGGAGATCCTGTACTATTATGTACCATAGGAAAAACAAGGTATTATTTAGGCCCGTTGAACACTACAAATAATAGTCCAACTTGGAATGACGACCCATCCTTTAGACCGGAATTAATTTTACAAAACCAAAACATCGGACAAGTTACACCAAGAGCTATAAAAGGTGAAAGTATAAATTTTAACAAAGAGAAATATTATAATAGGTTACAAAAATTTAGAAAAGAAGAATTAGACTATGGAAATGCTGTAAATGAAACAACAGGTGATATTATTATCGAGGGTAGACATGGAAATAGTTTACGAGTGGGTAGTCGTAGTAATAATCCTTACATGTTTTTATCAAATAAAAGGACACCAACTAATAATGTTGAAACATTAGGTGATGGTAGCTTAATTTCAATAACATCAAATGGTACACTATCTCAACACTTTGAAAGTTATGAGGATTTAGTAAATGAACAATCTATTTTTGGTTTTGTTTTAAGTTCAGATACGTTGCAGGAACCGAATAGATTTATGGGTACAACGATATCTAATGTTAATAATAATCAAGATGTACAGGAATTAATTTATAATTATAATGGAAATCAAGTATTAATACATTCCGATAGAATTACTTTAAATTCAAAACTTGATGATATTTATTTATCATCCATTAAAGACATTCACATTGGAACTGGAAGACATTTAACCTTAACTACTAATAATGATTTAATCTTTAGTTCACAAAGAACATTTATTGGTAATCCAATTGATAGAGAGGATACGATGGAGCCAATGGTTTTGGGAACAACATTATTAGAATTGTTGAAAGAAACATTAGAAGTTTTAAAATCATCACAAGGTATTTGTCAAGGGGCTCCAATACCATTGGCTGATGATACTGGTGCACCAGGTAGTGTAAATGTAAAAATTACACAAATAGAACAAAAAATAGATAGAATATTAAGTACAAAACATTTTATAGAACCAAACGAATAGAGGTAGTTATGAAAAAGAAAAAAACAAATATAAAAACTATAATCAGAAAAATCGTTAGAGAAGAAGTTGCGATGGCTATCAAGGAGGTGGTAAATGAACTTAAACAACCAGTTCAATCTAAATTACAACCTAAAAAAATAGTTGAAAAAAAATCATATACAAACAATTCAATATTAAATGATGTATTGAATGAAACAGCTCAAGATGGGGAATGGAAAACTTTAGGTGGTAGTGAATTTACCACTGATAGAATGAATGAATTAGTTGGTAGACAATATGGTGATATGATGAGTAATCAAAATCCATCCATAAGTGTTGATGGACAAACACCAGACTTTCTAAAAAAAGATTATAGAGAAGTGTTGAAAAAAGCAGAGGAAAAATCTAAAATGAAACATGGAAGATAATAATGGGATTAAAACAAGATATTATTGATGCAAAAATAGAGGGATTGAAAATAGCGGGTGTGCCTGAGGAATTTATCACAAAGGCACAAGAGCCTGGTTCATCTGTAGATGTGGAGGCAGAATTAATTAAAGAATCAATTGTTAACTTTTTAACACAATGTGAGTTTAGAATTACACAATTAAATGCACCAGTGGTTTTAGAAGATTTTAAAATCCCACCACAACAAGGTGATGTATTACCAACTGTTACTACAACGGGTATTGGTAACCTTGGTGTGCCGGTTCCATCAAATGTTGTTAATGGGGTTAATGGTGTGTTAACCAAAAACATTGATGTTAATAAATCAATAGGTAATACTGGTATTTTAGAATCAACTGGTTATGTTTTTATAGGAGAGGATCCAGATTCACAAGATGGATTTGATGTTGAGGATGAAGATGGACAAAGAACATTTACAACTGTAAAACTAATTAGAGATGATATTGAGGACTTATTATAATGGCTATAAAAGATACATCAAGAAAACCTTATATTCAAGACAATGATACTAATGTAAAAATTGGTATTGATTTACCAATTCGTAGAGGTGATGGATTGGATGGATTCTTTGCTTCAAGTAAAACAACCATTGAGGCTGTAAAGAACAACATAAGGAATTTATTACAAACTAATGAAGGTGAAAGATTTTTTCAACCCAATCTTGGTTTAAATCTAAGACAGCTTTTATTCGAACAAATTGATGAACAAAATTTAATAACAATTCAAGATGAAATATTAGATAAATTTGAATTTTGGTTACCATTTGTTGAGGTTAGAGATATACAGGTTTTAAATAAAATTGATGATGTAACTATTAAAGATAATGAAATTAGAGTAAAAATATTATTTAATATTAAACAAGACCCAAACACTTTAGACTCTGTAACGATAGATTTTAGTAGTAATGGTGGGGTTGATGAAACCGAATCAACAACCACGACAGCCGGTGGTGGTACTGGTGGTGCTGGTGGTGGATATTAAATGGAGATAAAAAATGCCTACATATGGTAAAGAAAATTTTAAAGAATCAAATGTAAATTATTTAAATAAAGATTTTTCATCATTAAAAGAATCATTGATGAATTATGCAAAATCTTATTTTCCAAACACATATCGTGATTTCAATGAAACATCACCTGGCATGATGTTATTAGAAATGAACGCTTATGTTGGTGATGTTTTATCATTCTATATAGACCAACAATATCAAGAGATGTTGTTACCATTAGCTGAAGAAAGAAGAAATATAATCACAATGGCTAAGATGTTTGGTTATAAGGTAAAACCAATCATTCCAGCCTATGTGGATTTAACTTTTACTTCAGAGGTAAATGCACTTAGTACAGATCGTTCAAAAGTTGATTATGATGATGGTGGTATATTCGATCCAGGTATGGAAATTTTAGCTTCATCTAATTCAAATATTATTTTTAGTACTTTGGATTACGTGGATTTTCAAATTGAACACGAAGGTGATACAGACACTATAGGGACTACATTGGACTCTGGATTAGTTGACACTTACACATTGTCAAGAAGTGTTAAAGCCATTAGTGCGACTGAAAAAACAATTTCATTTCAAATTGGTGTTCCTGAAAAGTTTAAAACATTAACCATACCTGACACAAATGTGATTGACATAATTTCTTGTGTGGATTCAAATGGAAACAATTGGTATGAAGTAGATTTTTTAGCTCAAGACAAAGTTCCAATCCCATTACATTATACTAATGATGAAGAAAGAGATTCAGCGATGGTAACACAAAATGGTGGTTTAGAATCAAGTATCGCTGTTCCTTACGCATTAACATATATAACAACACCAAAAAGATTTACTCGTGAAACAAATCAAGATAATACAACATCATTAGTTTTTGGAAATGGTATTTTAAACAATGGACAATTAATCGACCAAGGATTTCTTGATTTAGAACAAGTTGGGATTATCATACCAGGACAAACTAATGATTTAAATCAATCAATCGATCCTTTACTTGGTGATGAGTATTCAACACTTGGACAAACACCAAATAATACAACATTAACCATTACTTATCGTGTGGGTGGGGGTGTTGATTCAAATGTATCTGCTAATGATTTGACAACTTTACCAACAAGTCCAACTATTGGTGGTGGAAATACATCCGCTGAATTAACCAGTGTAACAAATTTAATTTCAGCTGTTGGTGGTAAGGATGAAGAGGATACAATTGAAATAAAAGAAAAGGCAAAATCATTTTTCACAACACAAAACAGATGTGTGACTAAAGAAGATTATGAGGCTAGAGTTCTAAACATTCCAAGTAAGTTTGGTAACATAGCAAAAGCATATGTAACAAGACGAGCTCCTACAATTGAAGGTGATGTTAGTTTAACACAAGTTAGTAATTATATAAATCAATCAGCAAATTTTTATAATGATTTAACATCTAGATTTTTTGAAAATAATAACATTGGTTCACCAAGTCAAATGTTAGAATTTTTCTTCAATCAAAATGATATAAGTAGTCTTCTTAATTATATGTTACAACCATTTTTTGATAATACAAACCTTTCCACACCACCTAGTGTAAGCGACTTAGCTAGAGAATTAGAATTAGGAACAATTAACATCTATGCACTAGCTTATAATAATTCCAAACAATTAGTTGGTAGACCTGAAACCGTTGAATCAACATTAAATGATAAATTACCAGATATTTTAGTAAACAATATTTTAAATTATTTAGAAAATTTTAAAATCCTAACTGATGTTGTAACGATTAACGATGGGTATATAGTCAACTTTGGTGTATTTTTTGACATCATAGCTGAAAAATATGCTGATAAACAAAAAGTAAAATTAGATTGTATTCAAAAAATTAAAGATTATTTTAGAATTGAAAAAATGCAATTCAATCAACCAATTTATAAAAGTAATTTAGAATTTGAATTAATGGGTGTTGAAGGTGTTCGTTCCATTGGACATGTTACAATTACACAAGAGAGAGATTATTTTTACACACAAGAAAGTGGTGAGGGAGAATCATTTTCACCAGTTTTATTTAGTTATCAAAAAGCATCTGGTTTAGAAACTTATGAATTAGTTGGTGATGGTGGTTTTGGTTTTAAATATGACTTTGAAAATTCTTTATCAACGGATGGTACAATTATTTTACCACCAAGTATTTCAACACCAGCAGTTTTTGAATTAAAGAATCCAAATCAAAACATTAAAGGGAGAGTTAGATAATGCATCATTTTATTTTTCCAACACAAGACACTTGGATTTCAAGTGGTTCATCAACTATAACAGGTGAATCTTTCAAAGACCAAAACTTTGGAAAAGACCAAATACTTGAAGTCAAAAAAGAATTTTTTAATAATTCATTCAGTTATCCAACGAGAGCATTAGTTGAATTTAGTGGAGATGAATTTTCTGAATTATCTAAATCATTAGCTGATGGTACAATACCATTACCAGAAACAGGTTCAAAACCTGGTTCTAAATTTTATTTAAGACTTTTTGAGGCAGAGGGTAATGCTGAAATAAACGACCTTCAATATGGTTTAAACATTCAACCACTATCTCAATCATGGAGTGAGGGTACGGGTAAATTTGGAGATAATCCAAAAAATACAGAGGGTTGTAGTTGGGAGAATAGAGAAAATTTTCTCAATCAAGTTGCACTTTCATGGGCACAAACTTCAGGTTCTGGTCCGGAGATATTACCCATCAGTGGTGCCACACAAATATTTGACAAACAATCACCTGACATAAATGTTGAAGTAACGGATATGGTAAACATGTGGTTTACAGGACAGGTACCAAATAATGGTATGCAAATAAGATTTGCTGGAACTCAAGAGATTGATGAAACACACTTTGCACATTTAAAATTTTTTTCAAAAGACACTCATACAATTTTTTCACCTAAATTAGAGGTTCGATGGGATGACCATGTTCCTTGTAGTGGTTCAAATACCGGTTCATTGAATGAATTAACAATGAGTGGATTGAGTGATAACTTTTTATACATGCAAGGTTTAAGAGAAAGTTATAAAGTTGGTGAACGAGTTAAATTTAGAGTTGGTGCTAGAAAAAGATATATTCAAAAAACTTTTTCTAATTCTGTCCAAACTGTTACGGGTTCTTTCATACCTGAAAACAGTGGTTCATATGCTATTAAAGATGTTGCAAGTGATGAATTTATTGTACCATTTGAAGATAATCAAGATGTTAGTTACACAAAATTAAGTTGTGATAGTGATTCAAATTATTTTATTCAATTTTTAGATGGTTTTTATCCTGATAGAGTTTATAAAATTTTATTAAAATTAAAAACAGATGATGGACAAGAACAAGTGTTTGATGATGATTTTGAATTTATAGTAAAAAGGAAGTAAAACATGACACGTACGGAAAAATTAGAATTATTATTGGATATAATAGCTGAACAATTAATTCTCAGTGAAATAGTTAATTCTGAATTGGTAGCAGACAATCAAAAAACAATTCAAAATGGACAACTAATATTAGGTAGATTACCTAATGAGAGGTTGGTATTATATCAAAAAGATATAGAGGCAAACAAAAAAGATTTGTTATTAACAACTCCAATTGATACAGATGAAGATGGAGTACCAGATACCGATATTTCAAGATTAGAAGAAATAGCGAATAGGATTGAAGATTTTGATAATGTTTTGGTAAACATAAGTCTGACTGAAAGAAATAATTATACCATAACAATTGAAGGTGGTGGTTTAGGAGCCACAGAAGATATTAGTTTTATATACAATGATGTTGATAACAATCCATTAAATGTAAGTCAATTCATACCAATTCAACAACAATCGACAATCATAGATATAGATAATGCAAGAGAATATTTGGATACCAATATTTTTGAATTATTACCAACAAGTGATACGAGGCAAAATAGAATCCTAAGATTTTTTGATGAGTTAAACGCATTGCTTCCACCAATACCTGAATTTGATAATGATGGTGATGGATTTGTAGATAGAGAAAATGGAAATTGGATAGGTTCTGATGATTATTCTACAGCAAATGATATTTCATCTGAAAATCCTGATGGTGACATTGTTAGATTAAGTGATGATGCAGAATCACCAAATGAAGGTAAAACCCTTGAAGATATTTATAATACAATACTTCCTTACTTAACAGATATATTGGAAGATGAAGTAAGTTTAGAAGATGATAGGCCAATTTATAGAAATCAATCCAATGGATATTTAAAATTCAGAGATTTAAATCAAGGGATTATTATTCGTAATACAAACCAAGATTTTGTTGAAGGTTTAGACCCAAGTAATCCAACTTATTTAAACACAGATGGAACTGGTGGCTTCACCATTACAATGTGGGTTAGATTTTTAGATAAGGTATCAGAAGGTACATTGTTTAATTTTGGTAATCCATTAAGAGAAGATAATCCATTTGGATTTAGTTTAGAAACCTATGTTATAAATGCTGATGATACTCCAAACCCATCTGGTTTTAATGGTGCTAGTGGTAAAACTTGGGGACAAATATTTCGTGATGGTGGTGATGGTGGAACAATTACATATGAGGCTGGACTTAATGATGTAGGACAGGGATTTTTTAGTGAGTCTAATACAGAAAGATTCGTTAGATTAATTGTTAGAGAACAGAATGATGATGGTACTGTGGGTAAATTAAGAGATTCACATTTAGGTGCATCGTGGATGGCGAGATATCCAACCACACCTCAACTTGGATTCAATCATACTAGTGAACCTCCCTCCGATCCTGAATTTTCTCATCACTTTGGATTAATGAAAAATACAAGAATACCAGAGGACTTCAATGAGTGGTATTTCATATGTGCAACTTATAATCCAATTGTAGATGAGGAATATGGGTTTACTAATAACCAAATTGGTAACTACAGTAATATAAGATATGAACCTAATTTTTGGTTAAATCATATAGATGCAAATGGTGAGTTTACTAATTTTTCAGATTTAGGAAACCGATGTAAAGTAGAAATCATATCCAGAACAGACTTATTAAGAGCTCAAGGTTATAAAGTCTAAAAGG